GTCCACTATCACCCATGAATAAGGGTAATAGGTTCATTTTCATTGGAGGTTTATATGGATTACTTTTTTGAAGTAGAAGAATCTGAAGAAAGATTTTTCAAACTTACCGCTTATAGATTGCGGTTGGTTGAAGCTCTTTTAAGAGAACGGGGTTTACCCGTCCCTGAATTCGAAATTCTAAGTTTGCAAGAACTTGCTAACGTTGTTAGCATGATTGAAGCACTCTTACATATTGCACCGCCACGAAAGTGAACTGCACGTGTTTCTAATCGAACATTTTGGGAGGACCTATGATAAATGATACTTACAATGAATACATTAAAAGAACTCGCCTGGCTACTGATTTTAATCAACGCTATCTGCGAAATCGGATTAGAAATCACATCAAATTTATTAAGGGGATTGAAAATTTCCCCATTAGATCTAAATGTGTTACTAGCCTATCTGCACTCAGCGATGATGAATTAGTTGCCTATGACGAATATTTAAATTGCATCATTAATGGTTACATGTTTCAAGGGTTTCTCACTCAAAGTGGTCGTTTTACGGAGAGTGACTAAGATGTCTTATGGTGATCAAATCTCAGATATGCGTACCAATGTCACGGGCGACTGTGGTCCTGCCTTGATTGGCGAGTACTTCAGACGCACGTGGAGTGGTGGTAATTTTGTAGAAAACGAACCCATACCAGACCATCCTTATACAACTACTATCTCATCTTTTAACAATCCTGCTATTTCGTGGCGTCACGCTAATAACCCGACTGGGCCTTTTTATTCTGGCTCATTTTTATCGTGTTTTGGTGGTACGTCCGCGCCTGCATTAGATTGGAGCGACAATGACGAGCTAAAATTGCTCAACAAAGCTGCAAATAAGATAAGAGGCAGTGATTTAAATCTTGGCAATTTTATTGGTGAATTTTACCAAACAATTGCTTTAATTGCAAACACTGCGACCCGTGTCGCAAAAGGCCTTCATTATTTACGTAATGGCAATTTTTATAAAGCCAGTAAAGAATTTGGAGGCCCCAGCATAAGTCAGGGTCATGTTTTAGAACGCGTTATACGTAAGAAAGGAATTTTGTTAAATGCCTCAGATTACGCTGACCTTGTCCTAGAATATCAGTATGGTTGGCGTCCATTATTATCGGATGTCCATGGTGCTGCTCATTCTTTGGCTAATAGGCTTAACGTGCCTTTTAAAACAAAGTATAAAGTCTCGCGGATGGCTCGAACCCAACAGGTAACTGCTGGGGGAGGACTTGTGAATTTTACGAGTTCTCATACAAAACGAGTCAGGCTGATGGTCGTGTTAAACACACGCCCGACGCTAAATACCGCATTGCACTTAAATGATCCATTGTCTGTTGCTTGGGAGGTCATGCCCTGGAGTTTTGTTGCTGATTGGTTTTTGCCAATCGGTGACTACCTAGGTGCAGTGGACTTTTACCGTAGCTTCGACATAAATTATATAGTGCGCTCCGAGAAGACTATCCGACAAGGTACGTTTCACAGCCAAGGACCCTATTATGAAATTCAGGGTGCCGAAAGCTATTATTTTCGAGACGTATTCTTTAAACGAGAAATCAACTCTAATCCATCAACATACGCTGATGTTCCAACGCCTAGCTTCAAATCTATGCAGAAGGCTTTAACGCCTGAGCACTTATTGAATGCATTTGCATTGCTTACATCGACTACTGATGGTATCCGTAAATCACTAAAGTTTTAAGGCTTTGTTTGGCCTGAGCTTTTTATTTTTCATTAAAATATAGGTATCCCTATGAGTGCTATCACTAATATCCTTTTGTATGATGGTCAAACGACTCCAGTACAACAAACATTTGCCCCTTTAAGTCATTCGAAAGATGAGTACATTTGGCGCCAAACAGGAGTTTCTTCTGTTCTAGCCTCTGCACTTGTTTCTTTGATTTTCTTGAAAGTTAAAGGCAATGCCTCGTTGGAAAAAGTACGTGTGAAAACAATCATACCAGCGCTTGAAACCGCTACCGGAAACAATGCTGACGGTTATACAGCAGCTCCACGGTTAGCATATACTCTTGCATCCATTCAAGATTTTATACTACCAATGAGAGCAACAACAGCACAAAAGAAAGATATTGTGGCTTTTTCACGTAATGCAATTGCAAATGTTCAAATAACAGATGCGCTGTACGACGGAGTTAGGCCTTACTAATCTTTCGCTGTTGTTTAAACTTATCCATGAAAGGAGAAATTTATGTGTATGAAAACAAAAAATCGTCAGTTTTATGATCTGTGGACAAAGAGGCAAGATACCGCATTTGTGCGGCGATTAGCCTTTTACTGTGCCCAACGGTCTGGTGTTCATGCCGAAAACCTAATGAAAATGGTTGTCGACAATGACATCGCATCGCTGTGTGCATACTCAGTTGAATATACCTATACAAGTAATGTTCGGGATCTTCAATATGCTCGTCAGTGCCTTGCGTTTTATAGCAAAGATGCTGATTTGACTATTGCTGATACCGAGCGTGCTATGTGGGTCGGATTTGCTGAGTCCGAGATTCAAAATCGAGCTACCAATAAACGTTGGTCGGCCTTGTTTCAGTCAGGTAAATTATTTACCTGCGAAGATTCCTTTGTTTTTGAGGTTCTTCGGAAAATTACTGAAATCTTAGGTCCGGTTCCAACTTTAGAGGAACTTAAGATTGGTTTCGGTCCGGGTGCAAGTGCAACTGTTCGAAAAAGAACTACTCCGCGTTATAAATTAGATGCGGAGCCTACGTGTTCGAAGGAACTCGCAACGATCATAGAAAGCATCGTTGCTACAGATATGCCTAACTATTGGTCACTTCACAAAGGCCAGTACAAAGTAATACCTGGAACACTTTCTTCGGTAGTAAAGAATGCATTAACTAAACGGTCTATCTTAATCGAACCCAC